GGTCAAAAAAACTCTGCGTGCGCACGCACGTATAGGGGGGGCTCAAAATGGCAGAGAAAAAGTCCAATAAAAAGACCTCAAATGCGAAGAAGTCCACAAAGATAGACGCTGATAGCGAGACCTTGAAAGAGCTCCACGAACTTGTCGAGCTTTGGAAAGACATACCAGAAGATAGACGGGAAAATTTGCTTAAACGTGCCAGGAGGGAAGCCGCCGGAGAGATCCTTACGGAAGAATCCATCGAGCAGGAGAAGAAAAAGCTCCAGCGGTTCTTCTCGAAAGTCACTGACGACCGAAAGAAGAAGCTGATAGCCCGGAAGGTTGAAGAAGTAGCCTTCCAGGCCGTTATGATCCAGGAAGCTAAAGCCGACCTCATTACCAACGGACTCCAGTCCGAAGTAGTGAACGGCTCGCAACATTACCCGAAAGAAAATCCGGCCGTAGGAATCTACGACAAGAACTGCCGGGCTTATCAGTCGAACATCGACAAGCTCATAGAGTACCTGCCGCCGAAAGAAAAAAAGGCGAAGTCGGCTCTGGCCGCTTTGAGAGATGATCTATGATAAAAACAGGAATTGTTGCTCCATGTACAAACTACATAGAGGAGTATTATACCGCTATCTGCCGGATCCGTGACGGAGAGACCGTCCCAGGAGTCAAGGCAGCAGGTAAGCTCGTTTTTGCTATTTACGATATCCTTATTGACGGCATCCGGAGAGGCGTTTATGAGTACGACTCAAAGAAAGCCCAGAAGGCCATCCGTTTTATCGAGAACTTCTGCCACCACTCCGAAGGCCGGAGCGACCTCTTAAAGCTGGAACTCTGGCAGAGAGCGGTAGTCTGCGCTATCTTCGGCATCATGGAGCCGGGGACAAATACTCGACAATTCAGAGAGGTCTTTTTGCTTGTCGCAAGAAAGAACGGCAAGACTCTCTTTGCGGCGGCCATCATGGCATATATGACTTACATCGATGGAGAGTACGGAGCAAAGCTCTATTGCCTGGCTCCAAAGTTAGACCAGGCCGACTTATGCTATGATGCTTTTTATCAGATCATCAAGTCAGAGCCGGAGCTGGACGATGTCACTAAGAAACGCCGGAGCGATATCTACGTCCCGGACTTTAACACATCCGTCAAGAAGATTGCTTTTAACTCCAAGAAGAGCGACGGATTTAATCCTCACTTTGTACTCAACGACGAGATGGAAGCCTGGGCTGGAGACCAGGGTCTGAAACAATACGAGGTTATGACGAGCGCAATCGGCAGCAGGCGACAGCCTCTTATACTCTCCACTTCTACCGCAGGATATATTAACGACGGCATCTTCGACGAACTTATGAGGAGATCCACAGCCTTCCTAAAAGGCCGAAGCGAAGAAAGACGGCTCCTGCCGATTATCTACATGATCGATGATATTGAGAAGTGGTATACCCGTGAGGAGCTGGAGAAGTCGAATCCGAATCTCGACGTATCCGTACACTGGAGCTTCTACGAGGAGCAGATAGCCATAGCGAAAGCGTCCCCATCGAAGAAAGCAGAGTTTTTGACAAAATACTGCAACATAAAACAAAACAGCTCTATAGCCTGGCTGGAGTATTCAGACGTGCAGAAGGCGGTACCTCACGACGAGGCCAGCCAGCCAGTCGGCTTAAAGCTGGAAGACTTCCGGGACTGCTATTGTGTCGGAGGTATCGACCTCTCCAGGACGACAGACTTAACGGCTGCGGCTATCATCATCGAGAGAGACGATGTCAACCATGTCTTCGCAAAATTCTTTATGCCGGCCGAGAGATACAAGGTAGCTGTCAACGAGGAAAACGTCCCGTATAATATTTTTAAAGAGCGTGGCTTCTTACAGATCTCCGGAGACAATGCCGTCGACTATCATGATGTCTATAACTGGTTCTTTAGCCTGGTCAAAGACTATAAGATAATGCCTCTTAAAGTCGGCTACGATAGATACTCAGCTCAGTATCTCATTCAGGACATGAAGTCCAGCGGCTTCCATATGGACGATGTATACCAGGGTACAAACCTCACGCCGGTACTATTAAACTTCGAGGGCGATTTAAAGGACAGTAAATACAACATAGGCGACAACGCTCTCCTCCAGTCTCATCTTCTCAACGTGGCCGTAGACATCAATATCAATGACAGCAGAATGAAACCGGTCAAGATTGAGAAGCGAGCCCACATCGATGGAGCCGTCGCAATATTTGACGCTCTGGCCGTCAAAATGAAATATCATGACGAAATAGGCGTACAATTAAAAAATAACCGCTAGACCTTGCAAATAAAGGGATAGAGACGAAAAAACCGAGTACAAAACATTGGGATTTTGAACCGGTTTTTTTTGTTATGCTTATTACAGAGGGCAGAAAGGAGAAATTGCCGTGGGACTTATCCAAGATTTTATTAATTTTCGCAAAACAAAGTACGCACCGATGGTAGTCGTATCCACTCGAAGTGAGTCAGGATCCTCTACCGGGATAGATGAGTCCGATGTAGTTGGAGCTATCGCTCACTGTATCGGACAGAATATGGGAAAGCTCACTCCCCAGGTTATCCGGAAGGATGCAAAAGGGCTTACCGTCAAAGACGATTACCTGGCGAAGCTGTTATCCCTTCGCTGGGCTCCGGAGATAACTCCCTTCGATGGACTCTACAAGATGGCCAGCGACCTGGTATATAAATCAAACGCTTTCGCAGTAGTTGGCTATAATCCGGACTTCACGAGAGTAACGAACATTATGCCGGTAACGTGCAGGAACTTTAAGATATGGCAGGATCCTGAGCTTAACGGCGCAATACTGTTTAGGTTTACATGGGACTATGACGGAAAAGAGTACACGCTGCCCTATGACAATGTTATCCACATTAAGGCCAGATACAACAAGAAAAGATTTATCGGAACTGATCCAAGCATCCAGCTGAAGAATACGCTGGAGCTCCTGGATACGACAGCTGATAGCCTGAAGAACGCCGTCAAGAATAGCGCCAACCTTAAAGGCTATTTAAAATATAACAACTTCATAAGCGAAGACCAACTGCGCCAGAAGGTGCAGGACTTCCAGAAGGCATACATGAGCGCAGCCAACGACGGCGGCATCGCTGGGCTCGATAACTCGACAGACTTCCACGAGATCACGCAGCATACTACCGCTATCCCGGTAGCCCAGAGCTCATTCTTACGGGAAAACATTTACAGGTATTATCAGATAAACGATAAGATCCTCAATGCTTCCTACAATGAGTCAGAGTGGAACGCTTTCTATGAGGCCGTTATCGAGCCGATAGCATTACAGCTCTCTCTTGAGTTTACATATAAGCTCCTCTCTGAACGTGAGAGAGGCTTCGGCAACAAGATCATATTCACAGCCAACCGCCTGCAATATGCAACACTACAGACTCGTGTAGCCGTAGGAAGTCAGCTGTTTGACCGAGGCATCATCACGATAAACGAATACAGAGAGCTCATGTACTATGAGCCGATAGAAGACGGAGATGTAAGAATGGTCAGCCTGAACTTTGTAAAGGCAGACGACCAGTCACTTTATCAAATAGGTCAGGACGACCAAGAAGGAGGTGTAAACAATGCCCAAGATGTTCGATTGCTTCGAGGTTAAGAATGAGACTGAACAATCAGCCGACCTCTATTTCTTCGGAGATATCGTAAGCGACTACCTAGGAGCATGGCAGGACGAAGACCAGTACCCGGACAATATCAAGAACTTCTTAGCAGAGCAGGAAGGAAAGGATATTAATATCTACATCAATTCGGGCGGCGGTTCAGTATTTGCTGGTATTGCAATTTATAATATGCTCCAGCGTAAGGCCGCAAAGAATAAAGTCCAGGTATATGTTGACGGACTAGCAGGATCTATCGCATCCATTATCGCATTTGCAGGAAGCGAGCCTCCGAAGATCCCGTCAAATGCGTATCTCATGATACATAATCCGTGGACTTGTGGTATCGGAAACGCCGGCGAGCTTCGTAAGATGGCTGACGACCTGGACGCTATCCGGGTAGGAATGGTTAACATCTACAAGCAGCATCTGGCCGATGGAGTAGCCATCGAAGAGGTAGAAGAGCTCATGGATGCAGAGACATGGCTTAACGGTACCGAAGCGGCGAAGTATTTTAATGTTGACGTAGTCGACGCTGTAGAATATGCAGCCGCTACAGGAGCGTA